CTGTAATAATGATTTGATATAATCATCAAATTTATAAATATTATCTGATCTTTTTTGTTTAATTAAATAATCTTTATTATATCCATCTAAAACAGAATTAATATAATTCTTATATTCGTCATCAACAGATATATATCCTTTAACTGGTTTAAGAACAGATAAATATGGATCGTCTTTACTTATTGAACCAACAGTAGTGCATTTAACAAAGTTTTGTTTTAAATCTGCAAATTTTTTAGCAACAAAATCAAGAGCAAATATGCTTTCTTTATTGGAAATAAGTTTTAACTTTTTTTTATTTGCAAAAACTGGTTGTAGTAATTCGTTTACTTTGCCATAATATTGGTATTCTCCAATAAAAAACTTTTTCATTGGTTTTGGAATAGTTGAAGTATCTATCTCTTCTTGTGGAACAGAATCATCAGGAGGAGTATTACTTAAAGAATAATCAGTTGAATCAAACAAACCAACTTCATATTTTGCTCTTTCATTAAAAGCTTTTTTTGATCTTAATTTATTAGTTCCTTCAAACGATGAAAATATTGCCATATAATAAATATTGTTAATATTGGTTTTTTGTTACTTTGTTCTTACTCTTGTACCATATGATGTGTTATTAGTTGTAGAAATTGAGAATGGATATTCAAAACCAGAATCGTATTGATTACAAGTTGCGGCTTGATCGTTAGTTTGAGTAGCATTTCCACCAGTAGCAACAGTTCCTACTTTTGCTTGTGAAGTTAATAAATTACTTCCGGGCGTTATTAGATTACCCGTTGTTCCAGAGCCAACCCATCTTGCTTTTATAGTTGTTTCAAAACCAGAAGTTGATATAGTAGATTCAATACGGTATATTGTATGATATCCACCAAGTTTAAGTTGATATGAGATTGAATCTACTTCGTATGGTTGTCCTATTTTTCTTCCAAATCCAGAAGGATTTATAAAAATCATCATTCCATTTTTAAATAAATTATTGCCTACCATTTTCATTTCAACGTCATAAGGCGTCATCAACTGTGACCATCCTCTACCTGACGACTCACGAACATAATTAAGTTCTCTTAATCCAGTTGTTTGTGATTTAGCAAAATTAATATTTTTAACTAAACCTCTGTCTCTTCCAAAATAAAAATGATATATTCCTTTTGTTTGATCTTCGTCGCATTTTACATCAACAGGGCTACTTGCATCGTAGCAATAAAAAGCAATATATTGTGTTGTATTAGAAGTATCTTCTCCTTTTAATGGAGAATGCAAAGTTATTACTTCATTAATATCCTCTACGGATAATTCTTGTGATGTTTGCATATATTCTTTTTTCTTTTTATACAAAAAACTGTAACCATCGCTGTCATTCTTAATAAAAAAATCAACTGAGTTGAATTTATTTTGTAACTTTAAGACTCCGCTTTTATCGCAAGCAGAAGACATAATATTGTTTATAAGTTTACTACATAAATCTCTTAAAAAATATAAAAGTTGATATTCTGATTTATTTTGAGATATAACTGTATTAGAAAACCATTCTGTAAACCACTCAACACTTACAGGAATATCCATAATTGAAACTCTTTCAATTCTTGCATTATTACTTCTAGAACGATATAAGGCAGAACCAAAAATAAAGCTTGGCTTATTAGGTTCAGTATCAAGTTTTTCATATGTTTTATCAATTATATAATTTAATAAATCACCCAAATAAAAATAAGAAAGATATCTATATCCGTTTTCTTCCACAGGAATTAAATTACTTAAATCTGGGTTTCCGCTACTTTCCTCAGTTCCTGTTCCGCCAAGCGCATCAGAAGCTTGTTTAATGGCAGTTTCTCTAATATCTTGCGATTCAGAAGAAGAATACTTAATAATTTCTCCAACACCAGTTTGTGTTGTAATATCAGAACCAGATTTAATTTGTTGTCTAAATAAACTATATGAATTAATATTGATGCCAATTACATATATTTGATTTTTATTATCTAAACCTTGAATAATATCGGCATAACTTTGTCTTGTTATGGTTTTAATGTATTCAGAATAGCTTTTTAATAATTTGTCATAATCTCTTTCTTGTTGACTTTTGCTATCAGAAGAACTATCTGGATCTTTTGATTCTTCCGCTAATATTTGTGCAGTTTTAAGTTTTTCTGCACGATAATCAAGCGTTACTTTGACTGTTCCATCTTGTGCAAAATCAAAATTATGATCAATTAAAGTTAACAACATTGTTGTTGTATTGTCTTCCAAGCTTTTTATTTGTTCTGATGTAAATAAACTAGTATTTTCTGTTTTCCATCCTATTTCAATTTTAATAGTATAATATTGTGGATCATATTGTTTATCGGCAGTAAACTTTTTTCCACTTCTTAATAATAAATCTAAATATTTAAAACAATTTTTACTACCATCTGATGCGTAAATATCAAACAATTCAGCTAAGTTATTTAAGTTATTAGAAAATAAAACCAACTTTGCTGATATATCTCTTCTTGAAGAAACAGGATTTGTTCCTTCAAAAGTCCAAGAAAAACTTTTGATACCTACGTCCATAGGTCTTTCACGTCTTTCTTCATTTAACAAATCTTCTACTGTTCCATATGTTGATAATCCACTACGCCACGCAGAGTGTGTAGAAAAAGGAATCAAATAATCCTTAGTTGTTTTATTGTCAGCTTGTATAACTTTATAAAGTTTTAATATTGGCGTTAGTGACGATAATTGTGCTGTTGTAAAATCTAAAAATTTTGCTTTTGAAGAAGTGCCATGAATATAAGAAGAAAAATAATTTGTATCTCCTGTCATACAAATGGTTTTTAGATTTTCTAATTCTGCAACATTGGTAGAATCAACTCTAAAACTAGAATTTATTTCACTCAGTTCTGGTATTAAATCAATCAACATACACTGAGCTTCTAGTCTTTCATCTGCTGCTTTTTGTTGAGCTGATTGTGCTTCTTCTTCTTCACGCTTTTTAACAAGCTCTTCACGTTTAGCTATATCTTTTAAACTTACACCTACTTGAAAAGCAAATGGATCTCCTCCTTGACTAACATAAGCAGATACGGCGCCGCCTGTTTCAACAAAACTAACAAAAGTTGACATATTTTGAGCAGCTTCTAATTGTTCTGGTGTGGTAGCAGCGGCAATAGCTTCTTGTTTGGCTTGTTCTTTTTCTCGTTGTAGTTTGTTTCTAGCTCCTACATATTGTCTTTCTACATCAGTGAATGGCATCTTTAATCCCTATAATACGAAACAATTCTTTCAAAAGGCACAGGAATATAAACTATATCTCCTATTGTCAAATGTGCTTCTGTTGGTTTATTATTGAATCTTGCAATAACCCACCAATAAGAAGAATCTTGATAATATTGAGTAGATAGTTTATGATACTTATCTCCCTCTTTCCAAACATGTTGAAATACTTGTAAAGTATTTAGTTGTGATTCGGTTAATGTTTTAAATTTTGGAGTTGAATAATGTGATATACTTTTCTTATCTCTTAACTCCATAGTTAAATCATTTGTTGTTGTAATCACACTTCTGTTAGACATTCTTCCCATTTTTAAACATCCTTTAATAATCTATTAACTTTTATGCTGTGCGTGCTATACACTTTGTTGGTCCAGACCTTCCTCTATATCAGCTTCTGATGTAGTGGTGTCATTATTGGCTGATGTTGTAGCTTCTGCTTCTCCACTTATTACTTTTGCTGCTAGATTAGCATCTGTTGCGCTTGCTTGTAATGAACTTTCTATTGCTTGATTATATTTTCTTTCATAATCTCCCCAAGGGAACATAGTTGAATTTTGATTAAATGAATCATTGGTTGTATTTATGTCGCTTATCCAACGATGCTTTTTCCCTTCTTTGTTGGCATCATAAAGCCAGCCTAATGTTTCTTCATGTAAAGCAGCAAATGCTAATGAGACTTTTATTTCTTTTGGAAAGTTATATTTACCATCAACAATAAAAAATCCTGCTTCTTGATTAGGTTCAAACGAAAAACTTGTTGGAGCCACCAGCAAACCATCTTGAATATAATGACCGCCTTTTCTATTTGTCTTTTGTATTAGATTAGCAAATCTCACTCTCCACAAAGGAGATTCACGCATGGCAGTAGCATTATTTAAAGAACCACTAATATTACTGCTATAATCATAAACAGGATATAAAAATTGTGCTAATGTAGAAAGAGCGTGCAAGTTTCTGTGGGCATGATCTTCGTCATAAGCCAATATTTTAAATGTTACAGATATTGTTCTTGTAGTATTAACATATTTTTGCACATCATCCATTCTTCCATATAGTTGTTCTGCTTCATAAGTTGGTTTAAAAGTTTCGGAATATGAATCAATAATGGCTGGAAACATTACTGCATATTTAGTTGGCTCATGAACAATAGATAATTTTGCTGCATTTGCAGTTGAATAATAACTACCATAATCTTCTGGTCCTGTTTCTCCACTTGCTTTGCTTGTATCGTGAGAAGGATTAGAATATTCACTAATTGTCCAAGAAGATGCTTTTGTTAATGTGTTAGCAATATAATAATCAGCATTATCATATGTTTGAGTTTTAGCTGATTCTTCTGCATCTTGTAAAAATTGTGATGTTAATGTTTTTGAACCCTTGTTTGTAAAAAATGGCATATTATTCTTCTCCACCTGTTGGTGTTGAGGACGGCAACGATATACTACCAGCAGAAAGACCACTTATAGAATCAGAACTTATAGAATCATTTCCCCAAGGAAAATCTACATTCTTCTTTACTTGATTACCACTTGAATCTAATTTACCAATCCAATCATATTTATTTGTTTTTGCCCATCCTAATGTTTCTTCATGCAAAACATTAAAAGTCATTGAAACTGTTATTTCTTTTGGATATAAAAATTGTGCATTACTTGAAAAAAAGAAACCAGTTTCAACATTTGGAGTAAATGATAAGTTTGTTGGAACAGTTAATAATCCATCTTTATAAAAAGCATAATTTATATCAGATGACCCTCTACCAGATCTTTGGATAATGTTTGAAAATCTGACTCTTATTAAAGGTATTTCTCTAATAACCAATGGATTGCAAGTTGAACCAATAGTTGAGCCATCATAAACAGGATATAAAAATTGTGTCAATGCAGATACAGCATGTAAGTTTTTTCTTGCATGTTCTTCATCATATGCAAGAACTTTAAAAGTTAGTGATAAAGCTCTGGTAGTATTTGAAAACTTTTGAGTTGGGTCAGAACGGCCAAACATTTGCTCTGAATTAAATTTTGGACTAAATGATTCATTATAAGACTCAATAAAAGCAGGAAATACAATAGCATAAGTTGTAACAACATTAGAAAAGTAGAGTTTTCCAGCATCTACTTTGCTGTAATAATTTGAATAATCTGCTGGACCTGTATTCAAATATAAATTTGTATTATCTGCATTTTTTAATTGTATTTGTGTTGTATCAATAATACCATCTTTACTATCATATAAACTATAATTTGGTTGTTCATTTGTTTTATAAGCATCAAAAGAAGTAGGAGTTCCTTTTCCAGAAGAATAGTTTTCTATTGTTCCAACTGTTGCTCCATTATTATTAAAAAATGGCATTATCTAGTTCTAACTCCTGTGCTTTTTTCAGTGTCATAATATATTTTTTGAACATGTGCTTTAAAGGAATTTTCATCATCAAATTTTACTATTATTTCTTTTATTGATATTGTTGGTTGAGCAAGAGTTGCAGCAGGAGCAGCAGCTACGGCACCACTAGTAGTAGCAGTAGTAGAGATTTTTGATATTGCTTTTAATGCTTCTAAATCACCTGTTATTTCAACATTAACTTTTATTGTTTTATCAGTTATTGATTCTAACGAATCTGAAAGGGATGACATTATGCCTGATAATTCTTTAAGCTTATCAAGTTCTTTTATAATTGAACCAAAATTCTTTAAACCTTCTCCTGCCATTTTTATAGCTTGGCCCATCATAAGAGCGGCCCCACCAACACCAAGCAATAATGCGACACCAATACCAATTGCTAAGGCTTGCGGCCCCGCTCCCATTCCGGCCAATATAGCAACTATTGCAATCATTGCAATAGAAAAAGATGTTACCGCAATTGCTGCGGGTCCAGCAGCATCGCCAAGACCACCAAAAGCTTTAACAAGTTCTGCCATTCCAAGTGCTGCTATTGCAACTGCGCCGCCAATCATTAACAAAGAAAATCCCAAAGGTATCAAACCCGCTGATGCTGTAATTCCCGTTGTAGCAAGAAAATAAACTGCTGCTCCAAAAGCAACTAACACTATTGAAACCGCAGCAAGTGCCATACCAGAAGATTCTACATCTTTAAATGCAGCAACTAATTGTGCTAATCCAGCGGAAGCAGCCCCAATACCAACGCCTATCAAAGCTATTGCAGCACCTAATGCTAATGTATTTTTCCAAGCCCCTTCCGCAGATTTGCCCATAGCATCTGTTTTTGGTGCCATATCTCCTAATTTTTGTCCAGAGTTACTTGCATTTTGCGCTAAGTCTGCTAAGTTTTTTCCTAATTTTTCTGTTACTGTTGATACGGTTTTTTTAGTCAAAGCATACGAACCAAGCGTAAAACCAGCTAACGCAATTATTCCAATAAAAGTTTTCCAACCTTCTCCTAAACCTTTTGTTGCATCACCAAGTATATTCATCCATCCAGCAACAGTGCTGATGCCATAATTTAATGCTGTAAATATTGGCTCTAAAACAGAAAATATATTTTTAAATGCATTTGCTAATTTGTCTAATACAGGAACAGCATCATTTAATATTTTATTTAGTTTTTCTTGTGTATCAATGTCTTTTTGTTTTTCTTCCGCCTGTTGTCTTAATATATCTGCCTGTGCAAACTCATCAGCTTGCAAAAACTTCATTGCTGTTTGTTTATCTTTTAGTCCAAGTGTGCTTTGAACTGTCATAAGAGTAAATTTCTTTTCTGCTTCTGACATAGAATCCAAAGAAGCAGCAGTTAATCCAGCTTGTTGAAAAGCACCAGAAATCATCTTTACTTGTTCTGCTGGTTCTGCAAACATCATATCCGTTACGCCAAGATAATCTGCTCCTAATAAAGCATTAAGTTTTCCTACATGTTGTGCAGCAGATTCAAAAGTGTCAAATTTTGATGAAACGGCTACTAAGTCATCCAATGCAATTCTTGTAGTTTTAGCAGTAGCTGCTAAATCTTTTAATGCACTTTCTCCAAACACAATCACTAAATCTGTATTTTTTTGAATCATTTGTGCAGATTGTTCAAGAGTATAGCCCATGCTAGAAAGTTCTAATGTGGTTTTTGCAACAGATTGAGAAGCAGCTTTCATTTTTTCGTCTAAGCTAAGTGAACTTTGACCAGTTGCATTCATGCGATCTATTACGGTATCAATAGCGCCAGCAGTTGTTTGAGCAGATATTCCAAGTATTTCAAACTGAGAAATTGTAGTAATAGTGCTCGCATAATTATTACGTTGTGCTTCTGCTAGATTTTCAAAATCTTGTGTAATCATTGGAAAGCTAGAACGAACTGTTTTTGTAGCAGTTGACACATCTGCTCCAAATGTAGTTACACCCATAGAAGCTTGATACATCATATTGTTCATTGTTGAACCATACTCAACAATGTCACCAGTTGCTTTTACATAAGAAGCTCTTGCTTTGTCTAATGAGTTTGTTAGTTCTTGACTATTCTTAATTAATTTTTCTGCTGCAACATTCAAAGCATTAGCAATACCTTCTTTTGTTGCTAATTTACCCATTGCGTCAGTAAACTATCGGTTTCTTTTGCAAGAACGGAAAATCCTTTAACCAAATCTACATTTGATTTAGATAAAGTGTTAAAAGCCTTGTCCAATTCAGATGCTTGCTTATTAACTTCTTTCATCTGTTCAGCAATTTTTCTTGCATCTTCATCGGATAGTGCCATAAAACGTTATATTCCTTTACATAATAAATAGAACAAAAAAAGAAAATGCAGGATTTTGGTCCTGCATTTACTTATTTTCTAGTTGGTGTTGGAGTATAAGATACTGTATTGGAAGTAGAAGATTTAGAGTTTGCTTCTTCTGCTTTTTTATTTTCTTGCTCTATTTGATCCGATAATCGTTTAACAAACCAATTTCTAAGACCAACTGGAAGATTATAAAATTCTGTTAAACTCCAACCGCTATAATATTTCATATAAAAGAAGTGTTCGTACACCCCTAACATATATTTATCACTTAGGCCAAAAGAACTCTGCCGTAAGCGGGATATCGACCTCCTGTGTATAAGAACAAGAAGAACAAACAAAATCGTGCTTCATATCCAAAGATGGAGTTACTTTTTTGTATATTGTTCTTAACAATTTGGCATCCATTGCTCTTATGGTAGCAATAAATCTATCCAATGTTTGTTGATCTGTTATACCATTTACAGATACGATTGACATTCTAAGTTGATCTGTTGCTGCTGCTTCTGGCATGTTTTTACGTTTTCTATTTTCATTTAATTCAAATATAGTACGTTCATCCCTACCAGTCAATAATTTCATTTGAACTCTATAACCAGTTCTTGGAAGAGTAACAGTAAAGGTTCCGTCTGGATTATATTCCACTTCGTTTTCTTCGTGGGCTTTACCATTGTTTGTAACAGAAGAACTTAATTTATAAGTTATTTCATTTTTTGTATCACAAGATGGACAACTTAAATTAAAAGTATAATCATCACCATAACCTGTTACTCTTGCTGCTACCATCATAGCAGAACGATCACAAGTTAAGATGTTGTCTACATTTATTCTTTTATCCATAATGATGCTTTGAAGCATCTTATCGACAGCAATACCTTTTTTAATCAAAGTTTGAGAAGTTAAAATATCTTCTTCTTTTGCTGTCATATGTTCTATCTGTTGCTGACCATGCAAGGGATGACCAACAGGATAAAAAGCACCACCAGATGGTAGCTCAACGAAATCAGTAGGAACAACGAAATCTAACGTTGTTGTTTGTGGATTTGATTGATCGTGAGAAACATCTGGTGTAGTTGAAAATCTATCACCATTATTACGCAATATACACCTCTAGGTTGTGTTAATTATACTTTATGATTTGGCAAAATAAGATTTACCGTTTGCGGTTTCAGAAGAAACAGAACTTTGAGCAGAAATTTCAGTTAAGTCTTCTCTTGTAAGTTCACAAGTAGCCCAATCGTATTTAACAGTTAATTTAAGAACGTTTAGATCATCTCCATCATATTTTAAGGAGCCCCATTCAAATTTTGAAACAAAGGCTTGCTTAAGTGTCCAAGTTTCTAAAGCACCCCCACTATCATCAATTTCTTCTACTAGAATATTTCCTAATGAAGTAGTAGCTTTTCTTTTAGAAATATTGATAAAACTTAAATTATCGTCACCGTCAGGAGGAACTTCATAACCCATAGCAGTTAAAAGTTGAGCAAGTGAACCAGCAGCATCAATTGGATCTGTTGGATCGATTAGTTCAATTGAAACATCACCCCATTTAACAGCACCGGGATAATTAAAATGATGATTTAAATATCTGTGAGTTGTTGTGGTTATTTCTGCTGATGGTTTAGTAAATGACTTAGCATACCATATATAACTATTAGAAGAGTCGGCTAAAGAGTCAATTCTAACTCTAAATCTAGAAACTCTTTTTGGGTCAGGTGTAACTCCATCAACTGCGGTCCAGAATGGCATATTAAAATTTCTCCCTTACAATATTATATAGTATTAAGTTCCTAATTTTGCACCAGAACGAGTGATAATAAAGTCAAGTGCGATAAATTCTATTGCTCTTGCTGGTTTAATATATACTTTTGCATACATTATATTTCTATCAATTAAATCTGGTGTTGTTGTAGTGTTGTCTAATTTAACTAGATATTCTGTTATGCCGCCGCGAGAAGCAACATTTGATAAGAATGTTTCGGTTTTAGACTTAAACTTCTTCCAAGTAGCCTCAACGTTTTGTTCAAACAAAATGGTTCTTGAAATTTTTGTAACTTCTCTCTTGACATAAATCATTAATCTTCTGACGTTGATTCTATCAAGAGCAGATGGAGTTACTTGAAGGGTCTTTTGTCCAAATACAACCAAGCCTTCTGATGGGAAGGAAGCAATAGGATTAATGTTTGCTTCGTAAAGTTCGTCACGTTCAGAAGCAGCTAATCTGTAAGAAATACCTACAACATCAAGTCCTGCTGCACCATCTGTTATTCCACCTCTTACGAAGCCTGCTGGGGCAAACCATACAGCAGAAGCAGCTTCTGAGCTAGCAAATGTTCCAAGTGCTATTACAGAAGAAGGAACAAACAATTGTTGTGCAGTTGAAGTATCTTGAATCTTTACATATGGATAGAAAGCGCAACCGTAGCTGCTATTGATTGTTCTATCTTGTAACACAGTAGCGGCTTGTGTTGGATCTGGTCTTCTTGATTCAGCACTTAATGATACATCTTCGTATATTGGTTTGTAATCGTGCTCAACGTCAATAACGCCAAGAGCATCAGTTCTACTGGTACAAACATCAACTAAGTTTTGAGTTAATGTAGTATTGGTGACGCCGGGCATAGCGACAAGATTGCATTCAACAAAGTCAACATCGTCAATAGTATCTAATGCTCTTTGAAGAGAATAGAATGCGCTATTGTTTGTTTCATTAGCTCCAACACTCAAAATGGTGTTATTTATAACTGGTTCTTTTTCAGTTATATCAAATCCGTCAAAACCACCGTAAAGTGATACTGTGAATTTTGGTGCAATATCTGTTTCAAGAACATAAGAGTAACCACCAGAAACAGCAGTCTCGGAAGTTCCTGCGGCTCTTGCACCAGCAGAGTAAGAAAGGCCAGTTACGTTTCCGCTACCATCTCTTGTAACAACTAAGTTGTCAATAGAGAATTTGTAAGCATAATCAGTGGCAGAAGAGGTTGTATCGAATGTAGCAAAATCAGATGGAAGTGGATAAGCTACATCTGACATACCAATGTCGTATGCTACGCTGCTATCTGTTTGTTGGAAATCAACACCAAAGTATGCTTTCTTGTAGTTTCTACCAGCGTGATCTGTGTAATCAGCGCGAAGGGCTGGTGATGGGAACACGAAGGAACCAGTAAATGCTACGTTTCCTGCATCAATAAACAAACCAGAAGTTCCTCTGGAATCTGCAATTGTTGCATTAGCTTTTGCAAATACTTGATTGAATTGTGCAGAAGCAGAAGTTGCTGAACCGAATGTTGAGGCATAAGCACTACCAGAGTGTAATGTAAAGCCTTTAAACTTCATACCGCCAAGAATACCAAATGGTAAATATCTTGTATCAGTTGCACCAGCATCTACGTCATCATTCATTACAACACGAAGGTACTTAGATTTATTATCGTAGTTGCCAGCTTCATTAAGTCTCTTGTTTACAGAGTCCCATTCGTAATATTTATCACCAATTCTTCTTGCGATATAATCTTCGGAGTTTGGATCAAGTGAGACACCTGTAAATGTTTCAAGAACTTGTGGTCCTTTATCAAGATCGCTTATTGATCTAACTTGAACTGTGAAAGAACCATATGGATATACATCGGGATATGGAGCAGCTTTAATATCAATTATAGAAACTTTAATGTTCTTTTGTGACCATTCACCTTCGTCAATAGCAACAAGCTTGAACAACTTAGCCATGTTGATTTCGTTGTAAGAAGCATTATCGGTTGAAAGATCTTGTGAGATAAACCAACCAGTTTCAGCAGCTTGTGATTCCATTCTCATGGAGCCTTTATTTGCAGAACCACTTTGAAGTGCAACGATTACACCATATTGTGCGCCAGCAGTTAAGCTTGAAATTGAACCTACTGTTTCTTCAATAGAACGTTCAAAAGATTCACCAAGGAAGTAGTTTTCAAGGTTTGTTGTAGTAGTTACTTGGCTATTTGTAAATATTGGATTTGTGTTGAATACTTTTCTGATATAAATATCAGAAGATTGATTGAAGTTGAATGAACTGGTCATTATTGGAGTACCAGCAGAATTCTTGATGATTGCAGTAAACTCTGCATTATCGCCAGTAGAAGAAACCAATACGGCACTACCAGTTAGTTGTGTTCCTGTTCCTCTTTGTGAACCAGAAAGAACAATTGCACCACCATTATCAATATACCATACAGCAGCAAGTGTACCAGTTAAGTGAGAAGTTGAAGAACCAGAAGCAACAAGGAAAAGACCATATGCACCACCGTTAGATCCTATTGTTGCGCTTGCAGTTGCAACAGTTGTTTGCCAACCAGCTTTACCAGAAGCAGTAGCAGAGTCAGATTGTTTACCAGTAATACGGAAGAAATTAACTGGTCCTACTTCGGCATTTAAGTAAGCTTGTGCAGCATAAGCAGCATAAGTTGGAGCAGTATAGTTTCCTGTTCTCCAAACATCACCACCAGCATTACCGGGAATAGGATTACCGAATACTTGAACAAAGTCATCATAAGAAGCAACTTGTACTGGACGCATTGAAGGACCATGTTCAGATCTACCGATGATGATTGGTCCTACACCAATTTCAGCAGCAGGAATAATGGATTTATCAATCTCATTAATGTAAATTCCGGGAGATATGAAACGAAATCTTGATGCGGCCATGTGGTACAAACTCCTTGGTTTATGTATTATCTGGTAGTAAATAGTTATTAAATTTGTTAAACACCACCAGTATTTTATTTTAGAGTATTTATCATAACTGTCTCTCTTGGCAGCTTGAACTCTACTACTGTTTCTCTTATAATGATACTTGGAGTATCGCTTTGTTGTGGATCGTTAAATATATATCCAAGAACATCAAACTTTATTTCTGTCTGATACGTTCTTTCATTGTTTTGCATATTCTTGGCATTATTGTTTAATGATGCGACTGAATCTTTTGGATAAAAAAGCTCATAGGAATGTCCATCTTTACGAATCGAGAATATTCTTGATTGATCATTTACAGCAATAAACTGTGTGATCATATTGTTCATTTGCTCTAAATAATAACTTTTTAATGTTACACTGTATGAACATTTAACATGAACTGGAATAGGAGCAGATATTATTTCATAAACAATCTTTTTATTTTTTGATTTCAAGTTGTATTGCTGTGCTTCTTTAAACACATCAACACTTGCAAACTCGCTTGATTTTGCTTGTTGAATAAGTTTATCTATTCCAATAACACCATGACCAGAATAATAGTTTTTATTTGATGGAATAGAAGCTTGAAACTTTCCTCTGAAATCTGCTGCTGTTGTTGTTGCAGTTCTTTCAATAGATATTAAAGGAAGTATTAATCTTCCTGCATTATCTCTTAGATCTTTATTGTTTTTTATTTGAAATGCTCTTTCTGCTGAGGTCCAGATAATAGGAACTTTGTTATATCCTTCATGGGTGTTTAGACGAACATCTATTCTTTCATTTAACCAATCATACACAGCATAATCGATAGTTTCTATTTTTGATGGAGATAATGGTAATGTAAATGTTCTTGCATCTATTGGTCTTTGCATTTATCTTATCCCACAAATACCAGAGTAGGTATTTTTTGTTCAACCTTTTGAAGATTATCAGACATAGTTGCTTGCTGTTCAATAACTTTTGGATAAGTCATTTCAGCAAGTATTGTCTTCAACTCGTCACGAAGTTCTTTCTTTTCTGCTGTTGCCTCGGACAAAAGTGCTGGTCCGTTTAAAGTTATTGATTCGCCGGGAACTGGAAGTGTAGCAAACTTAGAACGTATTTGTCCTAATGTTTCCTTACATAATACAAGTGCATATCTACGAATCCATTGTTTGCCTATTGAGTTTATGCTTTCATATGGTATATTTGCAAATGGCAAAGTATTCATATTGTTTACGCCATTTACACCTGTATCAACTCCATCTTCTGATTCTGTCCAAGGATCAGATGGAATGCTAAACTCTACCCAAAAGTTTTGAGGAGTTGCAATATTTGGAACTGGAAATAATCTTAACTTATTGTTTTTTATCTCATATGAATAATGAGAGTTTCTTGTATATATTGCTGTTTCATATGCCATAGCTTGAAGTTTGTTTTGCCAAGTTGGAATGACTTCAAACGAACTATCATCTGCATACTGCCCATAAGAAGAAAGATTACCAATAGCATTTAAACCGCCGTAATAACCAAAGAATCTCCACATTGATTGTGGTGTTTTATAAAATACTCTTCTTATTATTGCTTTCTTTGTTCCCAATTTTCCTGCATATGGAACTGCATTTCCATCAACGTCAACACCAGAAACAGACGCAGATTCTATAATGTCTTGCAAATCATAATCTTGAACGTCAACAACTGTGCTTAATGAAGCTGAATATATTGTGTCGTTTGACGACAAACCACCTTCAAGGGCAAATGCTTTTCCCATATTTCTCATATAATCAAGAGAATACTTTGGATACTTTAAAGCAATATTTGAAGAAGATAGTGAGTTTGTTATTTCTCCATCTTGATTAAACG